CCTGGACGCTGAGCTTCAGCTCCTCCTCTACTCCGAAGTCGACGGCCGCGTACCGTACGGCGCGCTGACCAATCTGGTCGTGCCGCTGCTGGAAGAGTTCATGGAGCGGTATCGCGCGGCTGCTGCCGCCAATGCCGCAGGGGGGTAGGCTGTGGGCAGCGCTTCCCTCACGCCCCCGCAACCTCAGCCGCAACCCCCCAGCACCTGCGAAGGCTGCGGCGCACCCCTTTCCACCGACCACCCCGCTTGTCAGTTCTGTCTCCGTCCCAACCCAACCCGAAAGGTCCCCAATGAGTTCAACCGTCATCCCTCTCCCTTCAGTCCCTACCCCCGCTCCCAAGCCTTCGGCCCCTTCTCGCCCGACCCCCAAGCTCAACATCACGACCCCTCCACCTTTGAACGCTGACCAGGAGGCTGCCCTCGTCGCAGCTATCGCCTGGATCAACGACCCAGAGGGTTCGCCCTTCCACATCATCAAGGGCTACGCCGGAACGGGTAAGACCTTCACGGTGAAGTCCTTCGTGGACCGGGTCCGCGGCCGCTTCGTCTTCTGCGCCCCTACCAACAAGGCCACGAAGGTGCTGCGCGAATCCTTCTCGGGCACGGGGTACAAGCCCGACTGCCGCACCATCTACTCTCTCCTGGGCCTCCGTCTGGAAGCCAACGGGGAGATCAAGGAACTGACGGTCAAGCAACACCAGCCAGGTGAGGAGCCGCTGGACCTCTCCCAGTTCAAGTGCGTCATCGTGGATGAAGCCTCCATGCTCCCCCTGATGCTCCTGCGCGACCACATCACCAAGGCCGCGAATGAGTCGGGCGCCCGCTTCCTCTTCATGGGCGACCCGGCACAGCTCCCTCCGGTGAAGGAACCCCGCTCGCCGGTCTGGGGACTCAGTGACCACGGCATTCCGACCAGCGAACTCACCAAGGTAATGCGCCATGACAATCAGATCCTCACGCTCGTCACTACCATCCGTGGGAAGGTGGACCTGCCGCTACCGCAAATCCGCCTGGCCTCCGACAATGATGGCGAAGAGGGTGTCTGGTACAAATCGAAGATTGACTGGCTCAAGCGCATTCGTGAGGTTGCTGAAACTGGACAGTTCCATTCAGGCGTGGCCAAAGCCGTGGCCTGGAGAAATGTTACGGTTGATCAGCTCAACGCGCTGGTACGTTCTACGTATTTTCCTGGTGCACAACACCCCTGGGTTGATGGGGACAGGGTTATATTCACAGCGCCTGCAAAGGATCTGGACGATGAACCGATGGCCAGCACAGACGATGAAGGCCGCGTCACCCGTGTTACTGAATCTTATCACCCCTACTACTCGGACATAAGGACCTACGATGTGGATATTGAACTGGACACGGGCTCGCTTGTCACTGCGCGGGTACTCCACCCGGCTTCACGTCTGGAGTTCGAGCGCCAAGTTGCGGATAAGGCTGCGGCTGCGAAGGTGAGCAAACGGTTGTGGAAGGACTTCTGGGCCATGAAGGAAGCCTTCCATTCCCTGCGCCATGCCTACGCCATCACCGCGCACCGCAGCCAGGGCTCCACCTACGAAATCTGCTTCGTCGATGCCGGAGACATCCTCCTCAACCAGAACCGGCAGGAAGCCTTCCGTTGCCTCTACGTCGCGTGCTCACGCCCGAAGAAGCAGCTCTGGCTCGCATAACTGAGTGGCGGGGGGTTTCCAGCTTGACCCCCTCCCGATATAATCGGCCCGATTAAAACGTTTTAATCCTCCCCAATAACTCCCAAGGAACCATCATGGCCCTGTCCCATGCCAGCCAGCTCAAACTGGCGGAAATCCGCGCAAAGCAGACGCGCGGCGAAACCCTCACCATGGAAGAAATGCGTGAAGCCATAAGCCTCATGCGGGAAGGTCGCGTAGCGGCTGCCACCACTTCCGCCAAAGCCCGGACCGCTAAGCCCAAAGCCGGCCCGATCAACTCCGACGACCTCCTTCGTGACCTTGGACTCTAACCATCATGACCAATCCTTCTGCCCCAAAGTTCCGCATCGAACGCCTGGTCCACTTCCACCTCAAGGAAGTGCCTGAGTATTACAGCAACACGCCGGAGAAGGCCATTAAGGCCATCGTGTTGGACTACGACGCCAGTGAGCACTGGGAAGAGCACTGGGCACCCCACTGCGGCAAGCTCCTCGCCATCGTCCCGCTCGTCGCCGAAGTCCCTGCTTTCGACGGCCGTACCGCAGCGGTTGAGTGCCTCCAAGCCGAGCTGACCACCTTCCGCGCCAACGCGCAGGCCCACATCAACAAGCTCCAGGGCAAGATCGCAGACCTCCTGGCCCTGCCCGACTCCACCTCCGGCACCTCCGGCACCTCCGGCACCTCTGGCACCTCCATCCCCTTCTAAGGACCAACACCATGTCAGGCTTCAACCCAGACCGCTTCCTCTCCGAGACAGTCGTCCCCCCGACCGACAGCTTCGTGGAACCTCAGGCCCCCGTCACCCTGTGGGTGGACTCGAAGAACCGGCCCATGTTCCCGCACACAGTCGATAGCACGATGCTGGCCGCGTTCCGCTCCTGCCCCCAGAAGATGTTCCGCCAGTACGTCCAGCACTGGAAGTCAACCTCCGAATCCGTCCACTTGGTGGCTGGTGGCGCCTTCGCCAAGGGCTTGGAAGTTGCCCGCCGTGCCTACTTCGAAGGCGTCGCATCCGTCCCCACCGTCAGCTACGACTCCGCCAATAACTTCAAGCGCAAGGTTACCTGGGACGAACTGCCCTGCCCCCAGCACGACAACACCTTCGCCACATCGGCAGGGCTTGCAGCCCTCATCGCAGCCTACGGCGACTTCGAGTGCCCACCCGAGTCCGCCAAGTCCCTCGAACGCACGGCCGGGGCATTGGAGTTCTACTTCGACCGCTACCCTCTGGGCGCAGACGGGATGCTCCCTATCCACCTGCCCAACGGCAAGTCCGGGATCGAGTTCTCCTTCGCCAACCCGCTGGAGTTTCGCCACCCAATCAGCGGCGACCCCATCCTCTACACAGGCCGGGCCGACTTGATCTGCCACTTCGCAGACGACGTGTGGATTCTGGACGACAAGACCACCACCAGCCTCGGAGCCTCCTGGGCCAACCAGTGGGAATTGCGCTCGCAGTTCACCGGGTATGCGTGGTCGGCCAAGCAGCAGGGACTGGAAGCCGCTGGCTGTCTCGTCCGTGGTGTCAGCATCCTCAAGACCAAGTACGACACGCAGCAGGTGATGACCTACCGCACCGAGCATGAGATGGAGCGCTGGTACAAGCAGGTGCACCGCGACCTCCAGCGTATGCTCAACTGCTGGGAAGAGGGCTGGTGGGACTACTCCCTCGACTCCGCCTGCACCGAGTATGGTGGCTGCAGCCTCACCCGCATCTGCAAGTCCCAGTCCCCCGACGACTACCTGCCCATCTACTTCCATCAGCGCGTCTGGGACCCTCTGGCCCGCCGCGAGTTGACAGTGGCCGAATGGGAACAGGAGTGGGCAGGGAAGGCGATCGTGGGGGCGTGATGGAATGCTCCAGTACTTCTTCCTGGGAAGTCGGTTTGCAGGCTCAACTCCTCGCAGACCCTTCGTTGCTCGAGGACTCGACTTTCCGGTGGACCCCCCAAGCCTATTACTCTGGTGCAAGGCCTGTGGGGAAGTCTATTGTAAAGCGCCTGTGGTACGAGGTGATGGCTCGGAAGTTCCTTGGCGAGCTGTTGCGCACTACTGCCCAAGGTGCCAGCCCACACACTTCACCAGCAATCCTCCTGGCAGCCTATACGCTGCCGAAGGTTGCGACCCCGAACTCGCTTCAGCATTTCCCGATGCCGTGCTCAAGTGGGAATTTCAAAGGCATCTTGACTGGTATGACCGGGACTCCCCGGAGAAGATAACCATCGTATGACAATCACCTCCCTGCCCAAAGCCTCCACCCTGGAAAGCATCGCCTTCTGGTTCCAGCTCGCAGTCCCTTCCCCCACCACGGCAAACCAGCGCGTTCAGCTCGGCTGCCACATGGAGGAAGTGGGCGAGATGCTGGAAATCGTGGCCGAACCACAAGCCGCCATCACCGTGTCCGTGCTGGAAGCAGCCGACGAACTCAAGAAGGGTGTGGGCGAACCGCAGTACCTGCACCAGCTCTCCGCCGCACAGCGCGCCGACCTCCTCGATGCCCTCTGCGATCAAGTGGTGACCGCCATCGGCGTGGCCCACATGTACCGCCTGGACATCATCGGTGCCCTTTCGGCAGTGGACGATGCCAACTGGCGCAAGTTCATCAACGGCCTGCCGCAGTTCGACGCCAACGGCAAGATCAAGAAGCCCGAAGGCTGGGAACCAGCAAACGTCGCCCCTTTCATCCACGGCATCGCCAAGTAACCACAGGAGCCCCTCCATCATGAGCCACCCTAACCCCACCCTGTCCGACCGCGCGACACGCCACCTCAAGAACGAAGTGTACCCCTCCCCCACCAGCCAATCCGGAGCCCAGTCCATGCTAGTGGCAAGCGGCGACACCGGCGTCAACTTCCTCTCCAACGCCACCGAAGAGGAATGCCGCGAGCTGCGCCAGTACCTGGCCGAAGTCGCCGCCAACCGTTTCTTCCTGGTTCTGGACAACTACGCCACCCACTTGGCCAACTCCGCCCAGTCCCGCCAGCCCTTCATCCCGATCCGCTGTCACCCAGCCGCGGGCGACCTCTTGCCCTTGGTCCCGCCAGACTACACCTCCCACATCTGGCACACCATCGACCAAGTGGGCCGCCGCATCTACGGCCAGTTCTTCTAAGCGTGGTGCACAGTGGACTATACCGAATACACTTCAGTCGCCCAAGACCGTAAAATTGACGGTATGATTGCGCCGGACCTCCGCGGTGATCTAGAGGAGGTCATCAACCAGATCCTTGAAAGCTTCGCGGAATCTCACAAGGATCAACTGGAGAAAGAAGGCTGGGTCCGCCCAGCCTAACCCATGCCCCTTCGGGGGCTTTCCCGCTGAGGAATCTCCCTCACATTTTCAGGATCAAATATGTCCCAACCCCTCTCCGCAGCTTCCGCTCCCGCATCCTGCGCAGCCGGCGTCAACGTCGCCTTGATGGGTCCAGCCGGCACCGGCAAAACCCATGCCATCGGCACCCTGGTCGACGCGGGCATCGAAGTCTTTTACCTCTCCCTGGAATCGGGCCTCGAATCCCTCCTGGGCTACTACTCCGACAAGGGCAAGCCCATCCCCGCAAACCTCCACTGGCACCAGTTCAAAACCCAGGTCGATGGCTTCGCTTCGATGATCGACTCAGCCAAGAAGATCAACCTCATGTCCCTCGACTCCCTGGCCAAGATGGCCGATCCACAGAAGTCCAAGTATGACCAATTCGTCAAGTTTCTTGAAGCTCTCTCTAATTTCCCGGATGATCGTACCGGGCAGAAGTTTGGCGCCGTGGACTCATGGGGTCCAGACAAAGCCCTGGTCATTGACGGACTCACGGGCCTGGGAAACATCGCGATGGCCTTGGTCATTGGTGGTAAGCCCGTCCGAAATCAGTCAGACTGGGGTATTGCTCAGGGTCAAGTCGAGGCAATCCTCCGGCAGTTATGTGACGGCTGCAAGTGTCACTTCGTTCTCCTGGCCCACGTTGACCGTGAAGTTGACCCGGTCCTGGGTGGAACAAAAATCATGATGGCCAGCCTCGGCAAGGCCCTCGCACCGAAGCTCCCGTCGATGTTCTCCGACATCATCCTGGCCACTCGTCAGGGCTCCACGTGGACTTGGGACACCAACTCCAGCCTCGCCGATGTGAAGTCCCGCAACCTCCCGCTGAAGGCCGACAACCGCCCTGACTTCGCCCCCATCATTTCGAAGTGGCGCACCCGCATGGAATCTGCTACAGCAGTCCCACAGAACTTGCCAACCGGGGGTTGACACCTCCCCCACCCCCAGCGACAATCCAATCCTCTCGAAGTGCAATTAGTGGCCACTGCTAATACACCCACCCCTTTCTCAGTGGCAATACCGTAAACCGCAAGGAAACTTCACCATGTCCGCATTTGATCCAGACCTGTTCCTCTCCCAGACCGTTGACCAAGCAAACGACACCAAAGTTACCCCCTGCCCAGCCGGCGAATTCACCGGCGTGGTCAAGGAATTCAAGGCCCGCCAGTGGACTGCCAAGTCCGACCCGTCGAACACTGGCGTGACCCTCGACGTGACCTGGACCATCGAAGACGAAGGCGTCCGTCAGACCCTCGACCGCCAAGAAGTGACCGTCCGCCAGGGCATCATGCTCGACGTGACGGAAGCTGGCGCCCTCGACCTGGGCAAGGGCAAGAACGTTGGCTTGGGCCGCCTCCGCGAAGCCCTGGGCCTGAACGTCCCCGGCCAGCCCTTCTCCTTCGGTATGCTGAACGGCCAGATGGCCAAGGTCACCGTGGCCCACCGCGTTGTTGGTGAAGACATCTTCGCCGACGTGAAGATGGTCGCCAAGCTGTAATCAGCCCGCCTGCCTCTTGCCGCAGTTGTCCACCTCCCCGTGGACGTTACCCCGCACAGTAGCCCAGGTTGTTGTGCGGGGTTTTTTCATGGCTGGACGGCAGGGGCAATTATTGGGACGGATTGATTATAGGCCCGTGGACGGCCGAACGGTGCCGGGAATACCATAGCATACCCCCCACCATCGCCCCGTCCATTTCGCCCGTTTTACCGCCTCCCCGCCGATCCTCTCCCGCCCCAATCCCGCCGCCCGAACCTCTCCCCCTCTCCAACCCCTTCAAGGTCCCAATCATGGCATCCCTCATCCCCCTGTCCAGCATCACTATCCGAGAAAATCGCCAGCGTCAATTTTTCGACGCGCAGAAAGAGGACGACCTCCGCTCCAGCATCGAAACCAACGGCCTGCTTCACGCCGTGGTTGTCCGGGAAGAGGCGGGCAAGCTGGTCCTCGTAGCGGGCGAAACCCGCATCCGTCAAATGCGTGACATCTGGCAGCTCGGCGGAACCTTCACCTATGACGGTAAGTCCGTCCCGGAAGGTATGGTCCCGGCCACCAACCTTGGCAACGTCACCGAACTGGAGGCGGAAGATGCCGAACTCAATGAGAATCTGAAGCGCGCCGACCTCACATGGCAAGAGCGTGCGGATGCTGAGGCCCGGCTCCACCGGCTGCGGGTCAAGCAGTCCGAATCCGCTACCGCCATCATCACCAAAAAGGTTGAACAGGCACGGGCTGAAGGTAGTGGCGATGGCTTCATCGACGCACTGGTGGCAACCATGCCCAAGCCCCACACGGTGGCCGACACTGCCCAGGAACTCTACGGCCGGAGCGATGGCGGGTATCAGGCGCAAACGAAGCGCTCACTCATCCTGGCACAGAATCTCTCCAACCCAGTGATTGCCAAGGCCAAGACCGCGGACGAAGCGTTGAAGCTGCTGCGCAAGCAGGAGGAGCAGACCCGCAACATCCAGATGGCCGTGGCAGTGGGCAAGACCTTCACCGCCTCGTCCCACACCCTCCTGAACGGTTCGTGCCTGGACCTGATGCAAGGTGCAGACATGGCCGGGAAGTTCGACGTCATCCTGACTGACCCGCCGTACGGTATGGGGGCCGACAGCTTCGGCGACGGCGGCGGCAAGCTGGCGAACAGCGAGCACCACTACGACGACAGCTACGAATCTTGGCTCACTCTGATGAAGGCCTGGGCACCCCTGACGATGCTGGTGACGAAGCCCCAAGCCCACCTCTACGCGTTCTGCGACCTGGACCGATTCCACGAATTGAAGGCCATGCTGGAATCGGTGGGCTGGGACGTGTTTCGCACCCCCTTCGTCATCCACAAACTGAACAGCGGCCGGGTGCCCCGCCCAGAGCACGGCCCACGCCGCCAGTACGAACTCTGCCTCTACGCCATCAAGGGCAACAAGCAGGTGACGTGTATTCGCCCGGATGTGATTGCGGCTGAAGGCGACCGCAACATGACCCACGGTGCGCAGAAGCCCGTGGCCGTGTACCAAGACCTGCTGCAGCGCTCGGTGCGTCCTGGGGATCAGGTCCTTGACTGCTTCGCCGGCTCGGGTACACTTCTCCCTGCCGCCCACACGTTGAAGTGCTTCGCCACCCTGATGGAACGGGAGGCAGAATACTACGCGATGTGCCTGAAGCGTGTGGAGCAGGTCCGCTCGATGGAGAACAACCTTGTCATTCCAGGCCTCGAAGACTGACGCGGCGGGGGCTTGCCCCCTCCACAACGAACACGTTATCAAGTTCTACCGCTGGAAATACTTCCTCGCCTCCCAGGGCGGTAGATTTTTCGCAATGGCCGTACTGGCCGAATGGGAACGCGAGGAAAGGGAAAAGCAAAGTGAGCCAACAGCAACTTGCGGCAATTCGAGCAGCCTTCGCAACAATCAGGCCGACAGGCCCCTGCCCGGCGAAGGTAATGATAGTGACCGACGCACCCTCTCAGGAGGACGAGCGCAAGGGACTGCCCCTCGCGGGTTCTTCCGGGGATGAGCTGCGCCGCATGATGGCAGAGGCCGGGATGGGGAAGTTCGGCTGCTTCATCACCACTGCCATCCGCGTCCGCCCACCAGCCGGATTTGCCGACGAAGCCTTTTTCGCGCTGAAGAAGAAGGACGTGACAGCCAGCCATATCCAGCTCCGCGACAAGATGGTGCTGCCCCCCGTGGTGGATGGCCTGGAGATGCTGAAGCGGGAAATCGAGCTCTGCCGCCCGAACGTCATCATCGCCCTGGGCAACATCCCCATGTGGATGCTCACAGGCAAGTGGGGGATAACCTCGTGGCGCGGCAGCATGCTGCAAACGGACCTCGCACTCAATCTGGAATACCAGCCCAAAGTCCTGCCGATGTACCACCCCTCCATGATCCTGCGCAAGTGGGACTGGAGGCCCATCGGCTTGACCGACCTCCGCCGTGCAGCCACGATGGCTGAGACACGGGAACTTATCCGGCCCGATTATAAATTCTTAATCCGGCCGAGTTATTCGACCGCCAAAGGTACCCTGGAGAAGCTACTCAGCCTCGCCGAACTGCAGCCCGTGGGGGAGAAGCTGAAGCTGGCAGACGACCTCGAAACACGGGCAGGACACATCGCCTGCGTGGGGATCGCATGGTCCAAGCTCGACGCCATCTGCATCCCGCTGATGTGCCTGGAGCGGCCCGAAGGTTATTGGCCGGAAGAGCAGGAGGCGGAGCTGATGTACCTCCTGTACCGGCTCTACACCCACCCCAAAGTGGAAATCGTGGGTCAGAACCACCTATACGATGACCAGTATTTCCTGCGCCATCTGTGCTTCAAGCCCAACCTGAAGCGCGACATCATGCTCGCACAGCACACGATGTTCTCCAACCTGCAGAAGTCCCTCGACTTTCAGGCCAGCATGTACCTCCCCTTCTACTCCTACTGGAAGGACGAAGGCAAAGAGTGGAACACTTCCATCCCCGAAGATGAGTACTGGGGTTACAACTGCAAGGATGCGGTGCAGACGTTCGAGCTGGACACCGTGCAGCAGAAGCTCATCGACCAGATGCGCCTCCGTGAGGTCCACGACTTTCAGCAGAAGCTCTACCACCCCGTGCTGAAGACGATGGAGAAGGGCGTCAGGATCGACGTGGCCAAGCGTCAGGTCTTCCACACGCAGCTCAACCGGGAAATCGAGGAGCGTCAGGTCTGGATCAAGGAGCTGCTGGGCCGGGAGGTGAACATCGGCTCGCCAAAGCAGATGGCCGACCTCTTCTACCACGAGCTGGGATTCAAGCCCATCCTCCACCGCAAGACCAAGACCATCACCACGGATGAAGAGGCGATGCGGAAGTTGATGGCCCGCGAACCGCTGGTCCGACCGCTCATTCGCAAGATCCTGGAAATCCGTTCCCTCAACGTTTTCCAATCTACCTTCGTCAGTGCTCCCCTTGACATTGACCTCAGAATGCGGTGCAGTTACAACATCGCTGGGACAGACACTTTCCGCTTCGCCTCCCGCCAGAACGCATTTGGCAGTGGGATGAACCTCCAGAACGTGCCTTCCGGCGGGGAGATGGATGAGGGCTTCGACCTGGTCCTCCCGAACGTGCGCACCCTGTTCGTCCCTGATCCAGGCATGGAATTCTTCGACATCGACCTCAACTCAGCCGACCTTCGCATTGTCGTCTGGGAGAGCGACGAACCCGAGATGAAGGCCATGCTGGCGCAGGGATTGGACCCGTACACTGAAATCGCTAAAGAATTCTACCATGACCAGACGATCACCAAGAAGGACCCACGGCGTCAAACGTTCAAGTCCTTTGCGCACGGCACACATTATCTTGGCACCCCGGAAGGTCTTGCGGAACGCCTCGGCCTCCCAGTCAAGGCAGCCAAGGACACCCAAGCCTGGTACTTCAAGCGGTTCCCACGGATCAAGAAGTGGCAGGACGAAGCCATCCGTGACGGGGTCGTCAAGCGCCGCATGGTCCAAAACATCTTCGGGTACAGGATGCACTTCTTCGACCGGATCGAAGGGACTGTCCTCAACCAAGCGGCTGCGTGGATTCCCCAGTCCACCGTGGGCTGCCTCATCAATCGCGCTTATGTTGCAATCGACGAGCGTGAGCCAGAAGTCGACATCCTCCTCCAAGTCCACGACTCCCTGGCAGGCCAGTATCCGATAGCGAAGCGGGACGAGATTCTCCCCCGCATCCTTTCCCATGCGGCGATCCCTCTCCCATACGCTGACCCACTAACCATCCCCGTCGGGGCTAAGACCTCGGCAGTTTCCTGGGGCGACTGCGCATGACAACACGACACTATGGCGACTGGCTCAAGGCATACCTCAAGTACGCCGAAGCCACCGAATCCCCGCAGCACATGCACTTCTGGTCAGGTGTTTCCGCCATAGCTGGTGCCTTGCGCCGAAGGGTCTGGATTGACCAGGCCTATTTCAAGTGGTACCCGAATTTCTACATCGTCCTGGTGGCACCTCCCGGCATTGTGTCGAAGTCCACCACCGTCGGTATCGCCATGAACTTGCTCCGCAAGGTCCCTGGCATACACTTCGGCCCGGACGTGGTGACGTGGCAGAGCCTTGTTGAAAGGTTCGCCTCCATCACCGAGGCATTCGAGTACCAGTCCGAGTTCCACCCCATGTCGGCCATGACGCTGGAATCCTCCGAGTTCGGGAATCTCCTGGACCCGCAGGACAAGGGCATGATCGACCTGATGGTGGCGCTGTGGGATGGCAAGCAAGGCGGGTTTGAGAAGTCCACCAAGAACAGCGGGAACGATGTGGTGGAGAATCCCTGGATCAACATGATCGCCTGCACGACCCCTTCGTGGATCAACGGCAACTTCCCAGAATACATGATCGGCGGCGGGTTCACTTCCCGCACCATCTTCGTATACGCGGACAAGAAGGCCAAGTTCATCGCCTACCCCGGTCTGGTGGTGGCCAAGGACATGAAGGAGCAGGAGGAGAAGCTGGTGGCGGACCTCACCCAGATTTCGGGGTTGGTGGGGGAGTACAAGCTCACCGCCGACGCCATTCGCTGGGGCGAGGCCTGGTACCAGAAGCACTACTCCCAGCGGCCTATCAATCTGGACATGGACCACTTCGGCGGGTACATCGCACGCAAGCAGGTGCAGATGCACAAGCTCGCTATGGTGCTGGCTGCAGCCCAGTCCGATGAGATGATGATTAGCCAGGAGCACCTGGAGATTGCCGACTACATGATTACGGACTTGGAGCCCGACCTCCAGTTCGTATTCCAGCGGATCGGCCAACCCGACACCACAGTCAGGATCGAAAAGTTCGTGGAGTTCGTTCACGCACACCCTGACGGTGTGGACTACACCGCAGCCTACCAGCACGTTCACGCGTTATTCCCCTCCTTCAGGGAATTCGAGGACATGATATTGGGCTGCGTGAAGGCCGGGTACATCAACATCAAGACCGGACCGGGGACGCCAAAAGTTTACCCCGGAAAGGCTCAACTGGTGAAGAGCGCTTCGCGGGGTACGGATGGGAAGCGGGTAGGGGCTATCTAACCCACCAGCCCGCTTCCAGGGGTGATGAGGGGACTAGGGTTTGCCGCCCTGGTCCTCTTTTTTCTGGGCGGTGAAGTTCGTGCCTAGCCAGAAGGCCCCGACGATGGACAGGAGGCCGAGGATGGCGGTGATGATCTGCGTGCGCAGGGACACGTCGTACACTGGCGCGTTGAGGAAGAGCATGTCCACCAGGATCATGATGGGCATCAGCAGGAAGATGAGGCTGATCCAAAACGCTGGGTTCCGGCGGAAGTCCGGGCCGCCTGGCATCGAGTAGCGTTCGCCGGAAGCCCGTGCCGCCTCGATCCCACCCCCCACTTCTTCCAGCTTGAACCAGCTCCGCTCCACAGCGTCCTTGACGGCGGCCGCAGCCTCTGGATCGGTGCTGATCATGTCCAGAAGCTCTTGCTCGTTCCGCGCCCCCACCACCTCCTTGGCCAGTTGCGCCACAGTCTCCGCGGCTTTGATGTTCCGCTCAGACACCTGCGAACCGCTCCCGAAGATCTTTCCCAGCTTCGGTACCAGGTCGATGAGGGCGGGGAGTAGGGCAGTAACAAATGGGTTCACAATCTTCTCCTTCAGGGTCAGTGTCGGCTTCGTTGGTGGAGACTGCACTGGCACAGTCTCCGGTGGTGGTGAGGAAGGTACCAAAGGTGGGCTTTCCAACTCGTCCCAAGCCACCCCGGAAAACACCTTCAGACCTTCCTCGTATTCTCGCATGAATTCGGCCATCGTGACAACGGGCTGGCCATAGGGGCTACCGGGGAGGCTCGCCCACTCGCGGGCGCATTTCCTCACAGCCTCTTCCACCCGCCCCTCTAACACGTCGGTGAGGGCGCCCCTGCCACGGATAAGCGCAATTGCCCCAAGGGTTTGCATCCGTGGGGAGAAGTCCTCAAACCCGTATTCCCGGACCAGTCCATCCCACGTGCGGGCCAGGAACTGCCAAGCCCCTGCCGCCGTGGAGGTGTAGGTTTTGCCCTTCATCCCCTTCGTGATGGCGCGGCGTGGGTGGTCAGAGAAGTCGGTGAAGCGCTCCCCACCGAACATGATCTGGAATCCGTCCGGTGCCTGGGTCCCTTCCCCGTAGCGCAAGGCCCACAAGAAGGCCTGCACTTCGTCGGAGTCGTAAGCGGCGATAAGCGGTGCGCGGTCTTTCACTTCTCCACCCCTTACCTGTTGCTCGTCTTGGCTTCGGCGCGTGCGGAGGCAGACACCGACCCGCCGCCATACAGCCGGTTGACGCTGGCTTCCACGTTGGCGATGCGGATGCGCAGTTCAGCCACATCCACATTGCTCGAAGAAGCTTGGATGGCGAGTTGTGCGAACTGCGCGTTCGTCTCCTTCTGCCCCTGCACTACAGCAGCCTGCACGGCCGCCATGTCCTTGGCCAGTTGCTGCTGCCCGAAGTGCGCGGATACAAGGGCCCACACCACTGTCATTGCTGCCCCGGCCACACCCCAGATCGGGATGCGGAAGTCTACACCCTGCCAGAGGAGGTTGCCTCTTTGGCCGGACCGGGGTTGAGTTTCATCTTGATCGTGCACTTCCGTTCCTTCCAGGGTAGGTGCTTTGAATGTAGGCCGCGAAGCCGTTAGGACCGAGGCGCCAAGGTTCAAGGAGGCCAATAGCCGCCCCACAAGCTTCGTTACAGAACCAGCCGGTGGGAGCCTCACGCACCAGCCAGAATACGAATTGAAGATTGCCGAGGAGGTCATATGGTTCACCTTTGTGGGCTTCGAACCATGCTCGGGCCGCTGGTTCAAGGTGGTCAGGTAGGTTGAAAATATCCCAGTTCTGGGGGGAGTAGTCGATCTGCTTCAGCCGCACGCCGCCGTCAATGAAGGAGGCGCTGCCGCTCATGCCGTCGCTGAACACCAGCTCGCAATGGCTATAAGGTCCACGATCCACCCAGCGAACTAGGCGGCTGTAAACCCCCTGAAACCCTGGGCGTGTGCCCTTATAGAATGCGACTTGCATGTTCAGCCCCCGGAGGAGAAGTAGAGCTTACGCAGGGCCAGATTCTCTTCAGGCTTAACCGGGGTGAAGAGGATGGCGTCGCGCAGGGCTTGCGTCACTGCCGGCACCTTGCTCCGGATGTAGTCGATGGACTGGGCAACTTCCGCCACATCCAGCGTGACCCACTTCCGAATCTGTACGTCCTGGAGGATGGCCCGAACGCCCGGATCAGCGCTGGTCAGCACAGCCATCTTGGCCGGACCGAAGCGGTCGAAAAAGGGGCCGATGTCGATGTACCAGAGCCAGATCGGTGGAGGTTCTGGCGGCGGTACAGGATCAGGTACGAGGCGGTAAGTACCGGCAGGGTACCGCTCTTCCATGAATTCTGCAGAAGCCATGATGGTGTCAATAACTTCACCGTCAGCAAGGATTTCGTATCGCATCATGTTCACCTTATGATTGCCACTCGATGATTACGCCACCTACTCCGCCAGGGCCGCCGCTGCTGGATGATCCCCCACCACCCCCGCCGCCACCGAATGCGCCGCCGGCAGCACCAGGCAGTGTATTCTCGCCACCGCCACCGCCCGCAAACATTCCACCTTCTGCACCCCCACCACCACCGCCCCCAGGCTCACCTGCAATATTGACGGCTCCTCCACGCCCCAAAGGCTGCAAAAGCCTCCCAGAGCCAAAGGGGATGGCAGAAGTTGGCGCGGCAGAAGCTAATCCAAGGCCTAGAGTAGCACTGAGGGCCCCGCCACCTTGTTGCCCGGTAGATGCACCACCTACACCAGCCCCGCCACCTCGCGCTGATAGGCCACTGGAAAACCCGACGCCGTATACACCAACAGCCCCACCCCCTGTACCAACACCACTGGCAGAAGCGCCACCGGCGACGTTGACAGTTCCCCCGCTTGCCGTACCCCCAGCTGTGCTGGTACCGCCATTTGCGGTAAGGCCGACCCCGGGGCCAGTAACTGTTGTGTTACCGCCGGCTTGACCACTGGTAACGCCGCCCGCTCCGACAGTAAAGTCCAGGCGTTCACCTGCTTTCAGTCGAGCCTTGATCTGGCTGAAGCCGCCCGCCCCACCACCTCTGCCATTATTAGTGCCAGCCGCACCCGCACCGATAGCACTGGCCAGATAGTCAGCTTCGACTGGGGCAACGAAAGTGCCGGAAGAGGTGAAGACACGCTGCTCGGGGATAGTGCCTCCCCGTCCAGGTACAACCCCACTCGGCAGTGGCATCACACCGGGGTTCACAGTGCACCTCCACGCGTCACGCTGACTGCAAAGGTTTCGGACTTCTCGGTGGACACCACAATCTCACTTGTAGAGTCCAGCACCCAAGCCAGGTTGGTGAGCTGACGGGCGAAGGCTTCGACAGTGGCCGAGGGCACCCGCACCGTGACTGGGACTTCCAACAAGAGGAAGAGGCTGGCCCCACGTCGCCGGAAGAACCGGATCATACCTGCCGTGGTGGTGACCTGCGCGCAGATCGTGATGTCGTCGATCCGGCTGCCAGTCACCGAGGTGGGGACAAGCAGCACCACCGTCCCTGTGCCGTCCCGGTTCGGGTTGGCAGCATTGACGATGACGGAGGGGCTGAGCGGAGTCGAAGCGTATTGTGCAGAGGTAGACATTTAAGTGATCCCAATAGCTGTGAGGAAGTAGTCGGGGGTGCCGTTACGCCAGTCAACCGTCACACCATCGGTGGACAGCTGGCCAGACTTCCCGGCAATCGGTGGGAGGTTCACACCCGCCACAGAGCTGACCAAGAGGCGGACCCAGGCGGCATTGACCAGCCGAGTGTCATCGGCCGTGACTGGCGGGGTGGACGCAGTGGGGACCGTGAAGGCCGGGGCGTAGAAGCTGTCCAGCCACTGCTGGTATTCCACCACATCACCAGCAGCAGAGCCAGCCACAGTACCGCGGAGGCGGAAGCCCGCCATGTTGAGGTTGCCCGCCATAGCAGACTGCCCATCGCGTGGAAGCGCGGCCGTCAACCCATCATGAATGTTTTTCAGGTTGAGGTTGAAGTATTCCGCATAGATGACCAAGCCGGGTGCTGCTGGGAATGTCGGGGAAGGGAGCGGGAGGAAGGTCCCATTTCCATCGTAAGCCATAAGTGCTCCTGATTATTGGGCCGGATTAAAACCTATTAATCCGCCCGAATTATTGACCCGCTTCGTCAGGAGCGGTGGCCGCAGCTGTCGCCCCGAACTGCGAGAGCGCAAGTGCTGCCTTGTCCGACATATTAGGAGTGCGGGACAGTTGCAGCAAGAGGTCAGCTCCTTCGCGCGTGGTGAGGATCTTGTCGAATTGTTGGAAGGTCCGGGCCAGGGCCGCATCCTCAATCTTCCGGGCCACGCGTTCGAAGGGCATGAAGCCATACACCCGTGCCACATCGGCCAGGGTGGACTTTCCGCCGGCTTTGGCCACATCCCCCCAGTTCAGTCCACCGACCTTATCCGGGCGGGAGGCCAGGCCCTTGGTAATCTGCATGAAGTGGGACAAGCCACGCACCACCTGATCTTCATTGAGGTTGTAGCTCCTGGCAATGCCGACGGCGATGTCACGCACACCCTGCTCTTGAGCACGCGAAGCGAAGAGGGAGTCGCGGAGTGCCTTCGCTGCGTCAGGGCTAGTCACCGCACCCTCAATCACCTCGCCTGGGGTAGAGCCGAAGGCCTTGTCCAGACGCGAGCGGAGGAAAGCCTTTGCGGCGGCAGGTGCTGCGTCCGGGTCAACCTTCCGCAGCTCGTTAAACATCTTTGGGATGTCGCGAGCGGCCTCCGCCACCTGGGCATCAGACCCCTTCGAGAAGATGGATTCCAGCTTCGCCGACGAGGCTTCCACATCCGGGCGATAGCCCCTGGGCGTGGCCAAGCGACCCACCACCGATTGCTTGAGCGGGTCCACCACCTCTTGGCTGATCTGTGCGAACTTCGCCTCCGCAGCCTTGATTTCAGGGGAGATGTCTTGCAGCTGCCGGTTGACGGTCCCGGCAAGGTTCTTCACCTGCCCAGCCGACTTCGGATCGACAGGGGACAATGGCGTACCCTTAAAGGGGCCTGTGGCATCGCTGATCGCCGTGTCCACGTCAGCCGCCATCAAGGGCTTTGGCTGCACATTTCGGGCGGCTTCCGTGGCCATCTTCACCTCTTGCGCGGCAAGTGCCTTGGCCTTCCCCCGCGGAGCGTTTGCCAGCTTTTCAAGCGCCGCTGCCACCGCAGTGTCGGCGTCGGACTCGGCCACACCGGCGATCTTCCCGCGAAGCGCCTTAGCGGCAGCGTTGAACGCGTCAGTTGTGCCGGGCTTGTCCATCAGGTTGTCAATCGTGGCAATGAGCTGATCGCGGGAACCAGCCGGCAACTCGCCCGCCTTCGCATACAGCCCGGACACGGCTTGTCCACGAGCCTGCTTCGCCTGATTCATCACCCCCGTCGCGGCTTCCTGCACCGCATTCGCAGCCTGTCCTGCCCCCCACTGCGGCCCAGGCAACCCGCCTACCGTCACGTCGGCCAGCATCTCCAGATCCTTGGGCTGGTTGCGGAGGACTGCCTGCGTGTCAGTACCGTGACGCGAATTGGCCAGCACGTTCCGCAGGGTAGCCAAATTGGTGGCAGGTGCCCCGACGGCCTCAAGCGCTTGGGCAAGGTCCATCTTAACCCCGGAGTTCGCAGCGCGCGTCTGCATGTCCTGTGCAGCCTTGAGCATCTTCGGGCTGATACCCTCCATGGCTTCGCGGGCGAGGTCAGCCGATTGCGGCCGCACGCGGGAAGCCAAGCCGGTTGCGGCACTAGCTGCACCGCCGCCAACAAGCGCGCCGGCCAAGCGTGCCAGCGGGTTGTTGTCCCCCAAGTGCCCAGCCACTTCCGCGCCAACGCCAGCACCAGCCCCGCCAATTGCGGCGCGGACAGGAGCGACAAGTCCGCCAGGGCCGGCAAGTGCACCGGACACCCCTTCAACCGTGGAGGCGAGGTATTTTTCACCTGTCGTTTCCGGCTTCGGCCCGACCTTCTGCACCTCCCCACTGACAGCCATGCCATTGGTTTCAGGTAGCCCGGCTTGACCGCGAAGGTACTTCAGCGTGGGGCCAACAAGTGGCAGCCGTTCAGCGAGGAAGTTCCCGGCATCGGTGGCAAGGGCTGGCAATGCCAGAGCACCGCGCACAGCTGCTCCCCCAGCCACTTTGGCTACACGTCCCGCCTTCTCCAGTGCCCCGCTCGAACCACCGCCGTCGATCTCCGATACCTGCAATCCGTAGTCCTTTTGGGCCCGTTGGGTTACTTGCTCCGGCGTGACATTGTCAGGCGTGTTGCGATATTCGGCTGTAGTGCCGTCGGCAAAAGTAACAGTGATATTTCTTGGCATATCGTCCTCTTACCAGTTCTTCACACGAGGTGTACCCCCACCAGAGGCTGGGCGTGGCACCTCCAGCGTGTTGGGGGTTGGAGGCACTTGCGTGTTGGACAGCCCGAAGGTGAAGACGTTGGGGTCTTCGGTCTTGAGAGCCGTTCCGAACTGCCGTTGAGCCTCGCGCGCATCGTCGATCTTCTGCTGCGCCACAGCCCGCATGGTGTTGATAACTTGCTGACGGCCGGCCGGCGATTGCATCAGGCTTGGCAGCGCATTAGCGATCTTCTCCGACTCTTCCTTCACCAGACCGCGAGCACCGCCGGCTTGGTTCATGAACTCCATCCAGGTCTGGGTGGCGATGGAGTTGAAGTCCTCTGCATTGGCCAGCTTGGTCTTGTCGATTGGGATGCCCGTCTGCTGTGCGAGGTTCTGCAGGAACACGGAAGCACCGGCCAACGGACCGCCGGGAATGCCTGTCTCGTTGATCTTCTGCAGCTGGTCCAGCGTCCGCAACGTCCCTTGAGCGGACCGGGCGGCAGTCGTCATGTCCTCCGTGGCCTTGCCAGCGAGCTTGGCCCACTGCTCCATGCCAGCCGTCTGCCCCTTCGTGAGGGAAGAGGAGTTGGCAGAGGCGTTGGCAGTGACCTTCGGTGCCTTGTCCACCACATCAATTTCATTGGTAGCCAAGTTCCGCTTCACCATCAGTGGCTTGTTGTCAGTTCCACGGATTTCGTAGGGGTCAGACCACTGGTCTTTCGGCTTGGCGAAGTTGCCCAGTGGCTTCACCTCGCCGCTGTCGAAGACGCGCACCATCGACCCGTCCTGCGTCATGTGGTCCTTGTACCCCTTCTGCTTTCCAGCCGCCAATTGCGCCGCCATGTCGGCCTGTCCAATGCGCTGCATCTCAGGGTGCTGGCTGGTCATCGCAGTCAGGAGTGCAGCCCGTGGGTCAGCCTTGACAGGCTCCGCCAAGTTGGGCGCCACGTCGTTCTGCATCAGGTTGGCAGCATCCGCGTCCGACATGGTTTGGCCTGGAGCACCCTCCCGAATCTTCATGTAGTTGCCCAGCTCGCCGGTGAGACTCTCGCGCTGCTTGGCGCCCAGAGCCGCCTGTTCGGCATCCATAGCCGCTCCGGACTTCGAGCCCAGGTAGGCGGTCAGCACCTTCAGCAAGCCCTGACCGATGGCCATGCCCTTGCTATTCCCCACAATCGGGGCAGACATGGCACCACCTGCCATCGCATCCAGGAGTTTGCGGCGGCGGAGAATGCTATCTTGTTCAGCAGCAAAATCGCTCGGAGTGCCCGAGCCCATTGCCTGATTGGGGTTGAACATTGTCATCTTAAGTCCTTAGCAAGTTGTCCAGTGGGGCCACATCCGCCCGGAGCTGGAGTTGCAGTTCAGTGAGCACTCGTGCCACAGGGGCAAAGCGCTCCGGGTCAGTCTCACGCATACGGTGGAAGCGGGACTGGTTGTGGTCCAGGTAGGCGGTGCAGTTCCAGCAGTCAACGGAGCTTTCCGCACCTTCCGCGTAGAACGGGGGGAGTTCCAAGCCCGACGCTTCCAGGTACTGCCACACTTCGTCCGAGTCCCAGTCATTCAAAGGCTGGAAGTAGGTCACTCCGCCAATCACCTGCAGAACCTCATCCCGCAAGCGATTGCGAAGGGCTTCCTGCTTCCGCTGCCCGAGAATCACCAGATCTGTCCCGCAGGTCCGGATGAAGCTGGAAAGAGGTTCCCACATCGAGCGGGCGCAGCAGTCCGTGTACGGTTGGAACATGACCGGGCGTGGACCTGCGCCATAGCTGCCTGCCAGCGTGCCGCGAGCTGGAACCACATCCGCAGGCCAGCCGAACTGCTCCACCACTTGCGGCTGGTGGCCGTGGACAGTGTGGAAGTGCGGGACCGACTCCGCCACCTTCCGCATGTAGGCCAAGGTTTCGGGGTCAGAAGCGCCTGCATCCACCCAGACCAGTGTGACCCGGTCAAGGTGAGGGCGAAGGAGCTGTAAGCAGGCAAGGCTATCCTTCCCGGCGGAGAAGCAAAGGATACCGTGACCGTGCTTGTCGAGGAGCTGCGAGATGTCCATCGCCTGCCATCCAGGTTAGAAGAACATGCCGGCTGCCGTGGCTGCGCCGCCAACCAGGGCATTGAACCCGGATTGCTGCGTGGCCGCTTGCTGCGCGTTGTAGTTGCCCTGCGCCGTAGCCGCGTCGAACACCGGAGCTGCTGCAGCGTTGTTCGTGTAGTAGCCTTGGAAGTTGGGCATAGACACCTGACCCCCGGTGCGGAGTGCGTTCAGCTCGTTCAGTGGGGTGTTGCGCTGCAAGAGGAGTTCCGACAGCATCTGCTGCCGGGTCGCATTGTCGAACTGCGCACCCTGCATACCCTGGTTGAAAGCCTGCCCCTGCAAGCTGGCATTAAGCCCCACTTGCCGGGATTCTTCCCCACCACCAGCCATGATGGCGCTCATGCGGGCGTCGTTCTGGCCGCGCATCAGTCGATCCAATTCGCTGGCATAGGCCGGGCTACCCTTTTCGAGGCCGGATGCCAGGAGCTGATTCTGGAGGTTGGATTCATCCTGACGGAACTGGGGTTCCAGACGGGACAGGATTGCTTCCTCCACCCTGCGGCGGGAAGTGTCGTCGACAGCACCAGGAACTCCAGCCACGCCAAACCCTCCTCCGCCCCAAGAGGCACCCCCGCCACCACCACCGCGGGCTGACCCGCCGATTGCGAACCCACCGCCACCCGCCCCAGTACCTCCACCGGCACCGCCGGCACCTGGTGGAGTGTCAGGGCCACCATTTCCCGTAAGCCGGGCTGCGGAATACAAGGCATTAGGATTCACAGCCACTGCGGCTGCTTCCGGGGAGATGCGCTCAGACGAACCGTCCGCGAACGTACGCAAGCCATCGCTGTAAAGCGTGACGCCGTTCTGGTTGTATAGCACCGAGGGCTGGCCGCCAGGAGCTGCCGGAGCGGGTGCGCCACCGGGCACGCCCAGCGGTTTCACAGTACCGATGTCGCCACCGACTGCCAGTGGCTTGTTGTTGTACACTTCACCCCCGGCAGGCATCCCCATCGGCTTGGTGTTGTAGATATCACCGCCAGTCGCTTGGGGCTTCATCTGCCCAGTGTCGAAGGCGATCTGCTCAGGCTTCATCTGCCCGATGTCTGGTTGCGGGGGCTGTTGCGTCTTACCCGCACCGCCGCTAGAAGCTGTAGTTTGCATTCCCATGGGATTCCCCTTAACCTTGGCGAGACATCATGGCAGCCAGCACCTTACCAGCGCCACCAGCAGCGGCGGGGTCGATGTTAGCCATGGGGCCTTCCGTTGCCCCCATCGCACCGAAGCCCGCGGGCATACCTGCCGAAGGTCCGGAAGAGAAGGAGGCCGAAGGGCCTTGCATACCCTGCGCCATAGCCATGCCCTGCATAGCACTGGGGGGTGGCATACCCTGCGCACCGCCTTGGATGAACTGCATCAGGGCGTTGAGAGCTGCAGGGGGAATGTTCACACCAGCACCACCACCACCAGCACCTGGAGCCGCAGGAGCAGGGGCGCCCATGCGAGGGGAGGTGGCTCCAGGGGAAGGTTGCCCGCCCACCTGCCCGCTGGTCCGCCAGCCCGGCAGTCCCGACAGGTCGATTGGCGAGTCAAAGGTCTGACTCACGCGACCAAGCTGACGGCTGGCGGTGTCAAGCAACGACTCATCAATCCCTGCCGTGCGGTCGTAAATCCGCTGCTGTTCAGGCGAGAGCGTGGTGGTCTGGATGTAGTCGCCCGGCTGCGGGTTGTTGAGGTCAGCCCCTGGGCGGATGGTCCAGGTAGACGAGCCCTGCGGTGCGACTTGGTTGACACGGTTGGCACCAGCATTAAACCGGGCAGTATCCCGGTTCTCTTGGCCTTGGGCTACAGCAGCCGCGGCATAGTCTGGTGGTGGAGGTGCGCTACTCTTGCCCATGAATGTACTCCTTGGAAAGGGGGATGTCGAGCCAGCGGCATTGAGCCCTGGTCATGCTGTAGATGAGGAGGTCCCCGTCAGGGTGTGCATCGGCAAGCACTGTTTCAAGAGTGAAACCGATGTGTTCATCGAAACGCTTGGCTGCTTCGTTCCCACTCCCAACGTAGCCCAGGATCTTGCGAACCTTAGCCTGGTTGAAAGCGTACTGAAAGCAAAAGCCCAGGTAGGCCTTTGTCATCCAACGCGCTCCGGGTTCAGCCGCTACGTGCATCTGGATGGATGCCTTGTTGTAGTCGCTGAACAAAACCCCTGCAACCAACTCTGGCCCGGAAGGGGTGATTTCCGCCAAGCCGATACAGGAAACGGCTTCGGGGAACCACTCGCAGCCCAGCCGGCTGGTAGTCCATGGACCCACCAGCTTGGGGTCGAGAATGATCTTTTTCATCCTACGAGGCTCCCGACTGTGTAAGTCATGTCGATTGCAGACCATTGGAATGTAGCATCGGCCGAAAACACGCGCAAGCTCGGAGCTACGCAGAACCCTTCCGGAGAGGGGACTGTGAGCCAGTCAGTCTGCATCGCCTCCAGCGCGCCCCAGGTGGCAGTGCCCCACACCGCTGTATCGAAGCGCGAGATGGGGTAGCTGGTGAGGTTCAAGGGGTAGTAGATGTTGGAGATGCGGAAGTCGGTGTCCAGCCCTGCTGAGATGTTCAGTTGCCCGCCGATCCGGGTAATGAAGCGGATGAGGTTCACCTGCTTCGTCCTGGCACGGGGGGAGAGGTAGGTCCAGGCACAGCGGGCATAGCAGGCAATCCGCTGCCCGAAGTCCCCGGAAGCGGTCCACATGCGGGCCACCTTGCTTCCGATCCCGGAGTAGAGCTGGCCGTTCTGCAGCTCCCAGCAGGTGCTGTTCCACCCCTTGAACACGGTCCAAGCGCCGGTGACGAGGTTCATCGCCAGTTGTTGCCGGTCCCGGAATGCCGTGCCAGGGACGTTAATCATCAGGAGGTTGAGCTTGGGGCTGATGATCAGGCGCCAGTCGGAGGAGGCTTCCACTCCTTGCGACACCTCCTGGAAATAGGAGGCGATGACATCAGTGAGGGTGGTTTTGGAGCTGGTTTGCCCCTCTTTCAGCAGCTTGGTGAGGGAGGTGAGGCCGTAGCTGGTCAGCACCAGTAGGTCACCACCGAGCTTGCGCAGGGGGGTTTTGCCAAGCGGCTGCCCAATCTCGAACACGCCGCGGAGGGACCAGGCGGACGCGTTGTTGGGGTCCGTGCCCTTGTACACAGCCGCTTGCCCTTCGGAGGTGATGAATACTGCCATGTCATCTGGGCCGTCCGCACCGTCGAAGGTCCACGAGCCCATGGCCACCAGTTTACCGCCGCTGCGGAACAGACCGCCCAGAGGGAATCGGCGCACGTCCCCACTCACGGAGTCGACTGGCAGGAAGTAGAAGTTCATGCTGTCCTTCTCGATGAAGAACAGCGCCCGCTGGTGTGCGGCCACGAAGGAGAACTTGTTGGTGGCGATAGTCTCCGCAGGCGTACCGTTGGTCACATTGAAGGTGGCGATACTGGTCCAGGTGGGTGAGCGGTAGTGGAAGTAGTTGTCCACCCCGTTCACGCCGACCATGAAGCTGCCGCCCGATGTGGCGTAGTTCGTCAGGACCATATCGCCGTTGGTGAAGGCCTGGCCGAGGGCTGGAGCTACTGCCCCGGCTGTCGTCACGTTGTAGGCGCCGGCATCGGTGAAGGCCCACAGCTCACGGCCAGTTGCCCCGTTCCAGCCACAGAGCTGGCGCACGACACCGGGGACCGGGCGATGATCCTCTGCACCACCGCGAATGCCGACGAAGCGCTCCTGTGGCCAGAAGTTCTCCAGCACAGTGGCGAAGATCGGTTGCATCGAAGCTTCTGGCTCACGGGTGTTCATACCGCCGATCGGCGCTGGTGTGCTGGTGGAGCTGGCCACCGGGTTGCGCGCTGCGAAGCCCGTGGAGGACTTCAAAGGTGTGTTCATCATGGCAGTTTCCAAGATCCGGCAGGGACCACGATACCAGGGCGGAAGTCCTGCGGATAGCAGGCATCCATGCTCACCTTCTGCGGTGCGTCCTGGCGGGCTGACTTCGTAACGAGCATCCGTTCGTACTTGATGAAATCCTCGGCGTAGTCGAAGCCCTTTTCCCGCTTCCACGCCCAGCGGAGGTAGGCGATGGCCAGATCGGGGCCGACCACTGAGGTGTCCAGGTCGTTTTCCCAGTACCGGCGGTACTTCGGAGGCGCGCTGCCCACACCCGAGGTGCCTGGGAAGTAGACGAAACTGGAAGAGTAGTATTCGAAGGAGAGGATTTCCCCTGCCGACGGGAGTGGGTTCAGGAGGAATTCGCCACCACGCAGACGGAAGGCCAGCACCGGACCGACGAAGCTCGTGACCTTGCGTGCCTGCCACTCTTGCGGGCTCAGGCTCAACATCGGCCGCTGCTGGCTGTGCTGATAGGCCGTCCCCATGATGATACCTTCGTATCCGTCCGGGGCCAGCGTGGAGATGGGACCCTGGCTTTCCGTGGCTGTAGCAGCCCAGGAAGCCTCTCTGACGTTCGTTTGCCAGAGTTTGCGGGTGTTGAGGTCGTCGCAGAATTCGTTCAGGAGGCCCATGCACTGCTGCGCATAGCCGTCACCCGAACTGGCGACAGAAGCCGGGACTGGGAGACCTTGGCGCCTCGCATGGTCACGTACAATTTCCAAGAGGTTCATGGCAAGGTCTCCCTGGCTGGGGGTTAGAGTTTACGGGCGGCAGGAGCTGGTGGGGGGTCCAGCAAGTCACTGATCGTCATGCTCGGTGCGGAGGCAGGGACATCGGCCGAACCTGCCCCACCGGCAGCTGCCGAGAGGGCGGCCACTTGTGCCTGGAGCATACGCACAGTTTCTTCCAGGTTGGTCAAATTGGCCTTCGAGTTCTCCAGGTCACGCTTCAGCCCGGCGTTTTCCTCCGCCAGCTTGCCCACGCCACCCGACTGCTGCGACACGTAGGCTTTGGCCTTGTCCACCAGGTTGCGTGCGCCCATGCCGAGGCGGCTGATCACTTCTTCGTTGGCTGCAGCCAGTTGTTCGACCGTGCGGACATGCAACTTGAGGAGCATTTCCACCTGGGCAGGGGAAGCTACGGCCCAATTCTTGACGGAAGTGCCGTCCACGGGGATTTCTTCGTTCTTTTGCCAGGCTTCGTACATGCCGCGGAAGGCCCGGAGCCATTCGGCGGGGAAGCGGCCGGATTCCACCTGCTGTTGCAGGGACTCGAACCATTCCTTTACGGGCTTTTCAACGCAGTCCTTGCTGCCCGCCGGGGTGATGAAGGCGTAATCGACGTCGCGGGCCACGTAGCTGCCGGTTTCGACCGAAGCGGTGCGATCTTCCGTGGAGATTTTGCGGAATTCGACCCAAGGGGCCGTTGCTGCTGCTTGTTCCATGATGATTCCTTGAGAGTGCTGGGGAGGTGGAAGGAAAGACAGGCTCTGCAGGGTTGGTGCAGAGCCTGCCGGATTCGGGGATTACCCCCAAATTAAGTTTCGCTGGTGATACGCATCCAAGCGAACGTGCCCGCACCGGCGGCAGGGATCAAAGTCCCGTCCACGGCGGAAGCCGCACCAGCCACGATGTTGCCGGTGGCTTGATCGAAGGTGCAAGCCGCACCAGCAGCCAGAGCTGCGGGCACGCGGCCGTAAAGGATGCGGGTTTCGACACCTGCATTGACGGCGTTCATGCGCGTGCCCAGGGGATGGCGCTGCACGTCGTCTGCCACATCGGGCTGGGTCACACCCACTACGGGCTGACGAATGGTCCAAGCTGCTACTGTCATGGTATTTCTCCGAAGGGTTGAGGGGTTATCCGGCCGGATTAAAGTGGATTAATCCGGCCGAATTGTTCCTGATTAGGCCTTGAGCACGCCCTGGAGCGCACGGTTGCCGATGGTCAGGTTGCCCATCCAGATGATTGGCACCACGGCAGCGTCCTGGTTGTAAGGACGCATTTCGGGCACCACTTCCATGTCGGCATCCTTGTGGACGATCAGGTGGATGTAATCCGTGTTGAGGAAGTACATGTGGGCGTTGGGGATGCCGCTGCCGCCGTCGAAGATCACGTCAGCCGACTTGTACTTCAGCGACTGGAAGCCACCCTTGGCAGTCTCGGCTTGCGTGTAACGCTTGATCGAGACTTGGCTGGTTTCGTAGAAGCCGAAGTAGTCGTTGGAAGAGAGGATCAGGTCGGGCTTGTCATCGCCACGGGTCTGAGCCATCCACAGGGGAAGCATCAGGGATTCCATCACGCCGGTCGCACCGGAAGGTACGATGGCACCACCGCCCTGGAGAGGGGCTGCAGCCGACTGCACCTTGTTGCGCCAGAAGGTCCAGGTAGCGGCGTTGATGCCGCCAACCGTGCCCTGGCCGTTGTCAGCCACCAGCAACTGCAGGCCGCCGATCTGGTTGGGCAGTGTGCCGTCACCGTACACGTCGAAGGAGAAGTTGTTTTTGAAGGTGCGGATCGCATTCTTCATACGCGACTTCACCAGGTTGATGATGCGCTCCTTACCGGAGTTGATGCGCATTTCCTGGCCGGAAGCAGTGACGTGGATGGCGATCTGGCGCCATGGGAACTCAGCGGCCGACAGCACGTCTGATGCGCCCACATTCAGCGTGTCGTAGCCAGAGTAGCGCTGGTAAGTGCTGTTCTCGGCGTATTCCAGGGGCTGGGTCAGCGAGGTGCCGCCGGACTCGGTGCGCTTCATCCCCTTGACCATCAGGCGCTGGAGGAAGGCGTTGTTGTTCGACACGTTGTCGATGATGTCAGAACGGTGGTTACGGAAGGTCGTCGAAACGAGTTCCGTAAAGACTGCATTGGGAGAGGGCATGGTAACTCCTTGAAGATGATGGGATTAGCTCTTTCCGCCGGACATGATCTGGTCGAAAGCCGCTTCGATCGAATTGTCCAGGTTCTGGAGCCCTGCGCCAGGAGACGGGCCTTTCGACACACCACCAGCGACTTGAGACTTCACGTTAACCCCGGTTGCCTTACGTGCAGCGGTTGTCTTTGCCGCTGCGGCCTCGCGTGCCTTCTGCTTCGCCGCTTCAGTTGCCGACTGCTTCCGCAGAGCTTCTTTTTCGGAGACGGCAGGATTCATGCGAATTGCCAAGTCGTAAGCTTGCTTCAGGGAGGAGGCACGCCCTGATTGGATGAACATGGCCATGTCATCGGCCACTTCATCAAAGAATGCGTGCTCCGGATCTGCTGCAAAGGTATTCAACTCACTCTTCAGCGTTTCGACCACAGCGGCTCGTTGCGCCTGTGCTGCGGCCTGTTGCTGCGAAGTTTGCTGGTTTACCAGTTGCTGCTGGAGGGATTGTAACTGGGCCATTTGCGTCCGCAAGGCTTTCACTTCCGGGTCCACGTAGGGGCTGTCATCGTCAGCTTCCCCGGTCGCGGGCGCGAGTGTGACGCCGAACTGCTTCGCCAAGGCCGACAAGGTGGCGTGCTTCACCTCGGGACTGCCCAGGGCCAGACGCTGGTGCACGTCGAACAGCTCCCCCACGTGACGGATGGGGTCGATGCCGTACTGGCGCAGGACCGGCACGTAGGGCTGGATTGCCTTGTCCACCGCTGAGCCGAAGTTGGCCGCAGCACGGTACTCGCCAATTCCGCGCAGGATGTCCTCCTCGCGCTTCGCCACCTCGGCCTTGATCACTTCGGGCAGCTTGTCGAATTCGGCCTTGGCCTCGGGGCGCCACGATGCGGGAGCCTTCAGCTGGGTGGTGCCGGGTGCTGGCGCAGGGGTGGGCGTGCCAGGTGCTGGCGCGGCAGCAGGGGCAGCAGCCTTTTCACCTTCCGGTGTCGCCTTGCCATCTTCCGGTGCCACCGCGGTAGTGGTGCCTTCGGCAGCGCCTTTGACGTCCAGTTCAACGTCGTCGCTCGGGGCGCTGATTTCAATGCCAAGGCCGCCGCTCACTTCGTCGACTGCCGATTCGATGTCAAAGTCTTCCATTTCAATTCTCCTGGGGGTTGGGGTTGGGTAAGGGGTTAGGCGGCTTGTGCGGTGGCGCGGATGAACCCGCAATCACCTTCACCAGCACCTGCCAGCAGTTCGCCTGTGAGGATTTCCTGCTTCTCTTCAGGGAGGGACAGGGCAGCGGCCACGGCAGATTCCACAATGGCGTCCTCAGCCGCTTCGGCTTGGGCCTGCCGGTGGCGCTTGTGTTCGTCCAATTCGCCTGGCTCGTACACACGGCAGCCGTGCTGCTTGAGGTTCTCCTCATGCTGGCGTCGGCCACTGATCAGCTTGCCCGTGATGGGGCAGGTGTAGGGGGCATAGTCCACTGCCACGCGGGCTTTGTCGATGATGCGCTGAGCGGGTGCGCGGCACTTCTCACAGCTGGCAGGCTGGTCACGGTCAGCGATCCGACGGTAGATGTCGAACTTGTGCCCGCAGGCCTCATTGGTGCATTTTGCAGAGTAGGTTGGCATGGTCAAACTTCACTGGGGTTGGAGGGCTCTACAGGCCCGGGCTTGGGGGATGAGAATGCGGGAGCGGCAGCTTGAGCCATCTGAACCTCCTTGAGGGCCAGGGTACGCTCTTGCTCCAGCTCCTTCATGGCGAAGCGCTGCGACATCTGGAGCTCACGTTGGGCGAATTCCTGCTCAAACTTGAGCGTTTGCAGGGCCTCTTTCTCCTGCATTTGCAGTTCGCGCGAGCGGGTTTGGAGGTCCAGCTTCTGCTTGTCCAGGTCCTCCCGCTCCTTCTTCAATGCTTCCTGCATCTGCTTCAGCTGCTCGGCCTCGGCCGCACCGCCACCACCCTGCTGGGGGGCCTGCACGGCCATGATGGCTTCTTCCACCTCGCCACCCATACGGAAGCGGCGCAGGAGGTTGAGCATGATGAGCTTGGCGGCGTCGAAGGGGAGTGCCTGGGACTGGACCAAGGGCGCGACACCGTTGAGGAACTGGGCCAGGGCGTTCATCATCTCGGCCATGTCCTGCTTGTCCTCGGTAGCCTCCGCATCCACAGTGGAGTTGGTTTCGATGTCCACGCTGAAGTTGCGGAGCATGTCCGACTTCAGGGCGCCGATAATCACCTCCAGGGTGGGGGCGGAGAGTTCAGACGGGATTGGCGGGGGCTCGCCGCCCATCATCTGCGCCTGCATCCGGCCCTGCTCGTACTCCGCCCGCATCTGCTCTTGTTCGGCAGTGGTGGGGAAGGGCAGTCCGGTCATGGCGCGGATCACTTCGGGGCTGACGTGCTCCACTACCAGCTCGAGGTACAGGCGGAGATGGTCGCGGCCGAACCGTGCCACCTCTTTCTGCATCCGCTTCAGGCGCAACGTCCCCCACTGGTTTTTAATCTCTTGCGCGCCCAGGGTCTCTGAGGCTTGGGAACTCCCCCGCATGATGTCAGCAATGCCGGTCAGCTCGAAGATGACGGCCTTGATCTGCTGGCGCTGGGTGTAGAGCTGCTGCAACACTCCCACCAGTTTCTCAATCGGGAAGAGCCACACGGCGTCGTCCAGCTTCAACCCCTGCGAAGTGAGCTGCGCAGAGTTGCTGATCGGAATCATCGTGTTGTCGTCTTGCGACATCAGGTCCTTCATCTCCTCGATGGTGGAGTTGAAGAAGCCGCGAATGCGCATGGCCCGCACGATCTTGGTGATGCGGAAAGTGACGTCGTTCAGCTCCTCCGCTTGCTGGCGATAGGCCTCGTAGAGGGCCTGGGGGAGGAGACTGCTGATCTTGCGGTACAGGCTCAATGGCCGCCCGACGGGGAAGAAGCCTTGGAGCTTGCAGGGATCATCCAGCTCCTTCCAGGGCTCTGTGCGAGTGGTGGAGATAAAAAGGACCTTTCGGGTCAATTTGTCCCAGATTTCCCAGACGGTGGTATGACCGTCCTGGGATTCCGCGTCACCTTCCGACCCCTTCCCCCCGAAGATGGCGTTGAGGGAGGTGGAAGAGGAGTTGCCGCTACCACCTGCGGAGTCGGAAGGGTCGACTGAAGAGATGATCGCGTCCTCGGACTCCTTCTGCGGTCCGAAGTTGCGCTCCAGATCTTCTTTGGTCATGCGGTGGCGGAAGGCGACCCATGGCACTTTCTGCCAAGTCTGGGCCAGACCGTGGAGGAAGTCATCCCAGGCCACTGGCTCGAAGGAGCAGGATTCGGATTCCAGCTCTTCCGGAGGTTCCTCCGCTTCGCCTTCGGTTTCTTCCCCTTCCGCGGGTTCAGCTGGCGTGATCCGGGGCTTAAACACGGCATCATACCGCACACGCATCAGCCCACGACCGGGCACCAGCGATTCCGTCAGCGCGACACGCATCAGTTCGTCGAATTCTGGCGTGTCCGGGTCGCCGTTGTCCAGCCCATGCTGCAGAATCCGCTGCCCCATTAGGGCGGCAAGCCGGGTCAGCGCGTTGTCTTTCTGAACAAAGCGCGGCTTCACCACCGGACGAGGGGTCTGGTTGTAAAGGGCGGGAGAGAGGGTTTCGGTGTTGCTGAAAAGGATGTTGTAGGGGTTTTGGCCCTTATCCTTCCCGCATTCGTAGAGGTCTACCAGCTCCGCGCCGGTAGTCCGCCAGGATTTTTCACGCTTCAGCGCATCTTCGAGCTGCTTGGTCCAGAATTTCACCACTTCACTCTTGCGGGAGGGTGTGGCTGTGGAGGTGAGTGGCATGATCAGGTCCAAAAAAGTGGAGGTTAGAGTCGGCGTTCAGCCGCCAGACGCTTGTTTGTTCGGGCTTGGATGAGTTCGTTCAAGGTATATTCGCCCGGGAGCTTCGGCAAGAGGGAAGCTGGCGAAGGTGTGGTGCCAGGGACCCAAGGGCGCGACATGCAGGCATAGCGAATCTCGTCGTAAGCGTGGTCCTCACCTTCCGTGTCGATGTCTTCCGTGTCGGTTTCGTCGTGTTGGAGACTGGGGAGCGTGCGAATGGTGTCGGTGCAGCAGTCCAGCACGTAGAGCATCGGAGTCCAGCGGATTGGGATGCCCTTGCCGTCCCGTTCCAGCACGTGTCCATAGATGCGTTGCCGGACTTGGTCCGCGCCGCTCTTGCGCTTGTTGTCAGCCCGCTGAAACCCGACCCCGTTCACGGCCATGGTTTCTGCTTTGCTAGGACCGCCGTCAGCGATGAAGATGGCTGGGTCAGCCACACCGTGGTGGATGACCTTTCCGTCAGCTCGTTCCCGCTCCACGATGCCCTTGGCCACGGATTCCACAGTCATCTTGAGCCCGACGTTTGGCCCGCTTGCGCCGTACCATTCCTTGTAACGCACCAGGGCGCCGACAGGCAGGCCCCATGTTCCATCGCTGACAACCCACCACCCAACAGAAAAAGGGCGAGCAGAGCCCCAATCGAAGCTGCGGAAACGCAGAGCACGATCAGGTATGCGAGGTAGCCAAATATTCGTATCAAGGACATTCTGCTCTCCCCAGTTGTCGAAGAAGGCACCGTCCACGATGTCCCAGTTGCCGTCCAGCCAAGCCTTGACCAGCTGCGCGGAGCCCGCCTGGGTGAGGCGCAGCACGTATGTGGGGTCGTTCCGCATCAGCAGGGCATTGTCACCCAGCTTCGAAGGGATGAACACGCGAGAGAGGGAGACGGTCTGCTTAACCCCATCGACCTCAATCTCCATCGACTCAGTGATTATTCGATAACCCTTAGGATCCGGGGTAATGTAGCGTTCCTTGACCCAGTTATGTCCAGGCCCGCCAGGGTTGCCCGTAAGTCGCATTCCGCACGGCACGCCGGTAGCTGAGCGCAAGCAGGCTCGCAGTAGGTTGACCGGTGCAGGGGAAGGGAAGTTGGTAAGTTCCTCGATGTAGATTCGAGTATAGTTGTGTCCCTGATACGCCTCTGCGTCAGAATCCTTTTCAAGGTAGCGAAAAAGGAGTCGCGCACCCCCAGGCATCTTCCACTCAGATTTCTGCTCATTATACACCCCGCCAAGTTTGGAAAAGAGTTGCTTCGACCGGGCGATAACCTCGGAGAGCTGCTTGAACTGCCGCCGGAAGAACACTCCGACTGCATTCTCACCGTAGAGGGCGGCGTGCTGCATCCAGTCCCCGAGGCTCGACTCAGTCTTCCCGCCTCCGCGGGCACCACCGTAGAACACTTCGAAGATGGGGCATTCCAGCAGCGCGGTTTGCGGTCCCGGCTGAGGTTGCCAGATGACCGTCGTGGCGGCCGCAACAGCCGTGGGATTACCTGGAGCAACGGCAGTGAAAGTCATTGCGCGTTCCGCTCCTTCGCCTCAGCCTCGGCCAGCCGCTCGTCGAGTGTGCGGGAAGAGACGTCGATTGCCCCTTCCCCGCTCCCGTGCTTCTGTGCCCATGCAGCTTGATCCTGGATGGGGGTAGGCATGGCCACCACGAAGCTTTGCTGCACCGTCACATTCTGTTGCCGCGCGCCATACCCCAGGGCCTTCACGCCAATCTCCAGCCCCTTCGTGGCGATTTCCGTGGACTTCGTCGCAGCGAGCTTGTCAATCAGCACGTCCAGTGACGCGGAGGTGAGGACCCTGAGCTTCTCTTCAATACTAAGCACGAGGGTGGGGTCGATCAGCTCCGATTTGCGGATTGCCAGCCGCATCTGGAATGCGTCGGAGTTGATAATTCGGCTGACCCAGGCCTGCGTGTAGCCAAAGTGGGCAGCGATTTGCCCCTGGGAAATGGCGGGGCAGCCGATGATCAGATCGCACATCGCATCGTGGGTGTAGCTCACCCTTTTCAGCGTGTTGGCGGAGTATTCTGTCCCTTGAAGTGGGTGGATCTGCTTTGCAGGCTGGGTGACATCCATTACGTTGACTCCAAGAAGTTTGCAGGATGACGATCCTGCTGGATTGATGCCCGGAATGTAGCCCGACCGTGCTGGCGCTGCAAGTTCCGACCTGTGGCCCGCCCCCGCCCCGTGGGATTCGCGCCCCTGAGCCAAACCCCCTCGAATTATCCGCCCGAATTAATCCCCATTAATCCGGCCGAATAACTCATTTTTTGACTGGAAAAATTTTTAGGTGCAGTGGGAGGGAACCTGGGGGTAGGGAAAAAAGTTGAGGGGCACAAGGGGATGGATATACCGCTAAACCCCCGCCGATTCGACCCCCGGCCTGCCGACAACCCACCCCCCACGGGCCGCAGCATCCACACAATCAGTGGCGGATCAGGCCGCGACAAAAAGGTCGCACACAATTGTCGGGGAAGCTGACACGAATGTCACGACTGGCCCCCATTCCTCCACCGATCATGCGGATAATGTGGGGTGAAGGGGCTGGCACGGGGATTGCATGTATTGATGTGCCGGGGGCAGGTCGTCGCCGGATTAATAGGAGCCACCGATATGCAAACCTTCCGTATATATGCACGCCTCGATGCCACCAGCCCATATCGCCGAACTGGTGTACTAATTGAGGCGGAAACATTGGAGCAGGCACGGGAGTTGCTTGTTAAATTGAACGGTGCCGATGCGCGATTGACGGTCAAGCCGGACGCCACCACCACCACCACCACCACCACCACCACCACCACCACCACCACCACCAACTAAGAGGAGCCACCACCATGACCCCCCGTAACATCCGTGCCTATGACGCCCTCCGCAACATGGGCCTTCGCCCCGCCCTCGCATGGCGACTCGCCCACCGTCCCGCCATCGTAACCGTGCTAGTCGGTCCATCCGTGGTATAGTCCCACCTCATGGGCCTGCCACCGCGGGCCTATCGGGGGCGATTTTGCCTACAACCCGGCGCCATGCGCCACCTTCAGGAGCCACCACTATGACCACCACCAGCACTACCGCCCGCGTTCCAGCCATCGCCGTGGAAACAATCCCCACGTATCGCGGGGAAGATATGTCCACATTCCCAGGATCGGACGGATTCCGGCTTGAACTCAAGTTCTCAGACGGCACCAAGCAATTGGTTTCGGCAGATACCCTGTGCGCCGACATCCGCCTGCAGGCAATGGCGCACGGGCTCAAGCAAAAGCTGGTGGACGCGGCCGCCATCGCCCGGAATACGGACACAGGCGCCTCGGCCACTCTCGCGGACAAGAAGGATGCCGTCCTGTCCGTCCTGAACCGCCTCATGGCAGGCAGCTGGAACGCCACCCGCGAGTCGGGAGAGGGCGCCGCGAAGGGTTCGATCCTCCTCCTGGCCCTTCAACGCGCTCAACCCGCCGCCGATGCCACGGCCCTTGCCGCCCGTATTAAGGGGCTGACGGACGCCGAACGCGCCGCACTCATGAAGAACCCCAAGATTCTCCCCCATGTGCAGGCCATCCAGGCGGAGCGTGCCGCCGCCGCATCCCGGAAATCGGGGGTGGATTCGGACGCCCTCCTGTCGGACCTCCTCGGCTAACCGCCCCACGGGCATCCGCCCGCACCTTCCCGGCGCCTCATGGCGCCCCCTCAAGCCCCACGGATTCGCCCCCGTGGGGTTTTTTTCGCTCCTGCCCGCCCCCCTCGCCCCCCTGCCCCCCCTGCCCGCCCCCTCGCACCTGTAACAATCCCCCGGATGATCCCCGGATGCCCAGCCATGGCCGAATTATCCGGGCGAACCCCCGATTCGGTGCGGGCGGTGGGTTTTGCCGCCGTGCCATGGCCCCGTGCGGGCCTCTCCCGGCCCCGTGGAGCCCCGTTTGGGGGTTCACCCATACCTACCCCCCAGCTCACCCTCTCCGGCCCTCCACGGCCTCATTTTCCCCATTGTCCCCATTTCACTCCCCACCCCCTCCAGTTCGTTGCTATTCCGCCACATTTCGCCCCGTTTCGTCCATTGCTCGTGTCCCCATTATCTGGTTGTCCACCGTTGTCTCGGCAATGTCCTGGGGTAGTCCTGGCTTGTCCTAGAGAACGCCACCCCCCCCCTATTCCCCTCTTATATTCTCCCGAATATATGGGCGTATTCTCCCAGGTTCTTTCCTCCTTTCCTCCTACCATTTCTCTCCCTCTTCTCTCACATTTTTTTTTTACGACTGATATTATATGAGAGAGGGAAAGGACTGGGGAGAGATATATGAGAGGAATGACTGAGGGAATTATTAGGGCGGATTAATGGGGCTTAATTAGGCCGGATAATTAGAGGGGAGAGGGGGGGTAAGCCCGCTGCTAGGACAAGCCAGGACTATACGGGGACACCACCGGGACAATGGCGGACAATGGCGGACAACCAAACAACGGCGGACAATGGGACCACGGAAAACGGGCCACAATCTGCGAAACGGTGGACAACCCCCGGAACAGTTCGGCCGGATATTCCCCATCACTTCGACCGGGGCCGGTTATATTCTTGGCGGGGTGGGGGCACAATATACGGGAGGGATGGGGCTGGGTCAGTCGCCCGACGGTCCACCGGGGAGGTGGCGGGCGACACTTTCCACCCCCATCTCCCACCCACCCACACCTTCCACCTTCACCCCCTTACAGAAAGGCCCAGACTCATGCCAGAACCCACACCAGAACACGTCCGACTGATCGGCGAACTCTACAAGTGCCTGTCGAGCGCAGGCGGGTACGCCCTCATACCTTCCTTTCAGCCCACACTGCGAGCCGCAAGCGCATACCTGCGGGAGTGGGAACAGGCGGCGCGAATGCCCAAGTACGAACCGGAAGCGGGGCCGCAACCACAGCCACAGCCACCACAAGCAACTCGCCGCGTGTGCATCAAGTGCAATGGCACGGGGATTGTGAAGAACCTCCACAACTGGGGAGCAGGTGGCGGCACGCGGGAGCAGGAATGCTGGAGCTGCCGGGAAGAGCCGGTGCCAGCGGGTGAACAGGCAGCACCCCAGCAGGCAGCGCCCAAGACGCTAACACCGGAAGAAGCGGAGGAACTGCTACAAAAATCCGAGTTGCTGGATATGTTCTTGCGTATTGGTTGGTACTCAGCCCCACGTAAGAAGTTCGACGCTAACGTCCTGAAACTTATCCGGGCTGTTGAAGCAGCGCTAGGGGGCAAGCCATGATCCCCTTCCGCTACTCCGCGCCAGTCGATACGCCGAAGCAGCTCGCCCGGTATCGGGACGAACTCCTCCGCTTCCTCTCCCAAGCCTTCTCACCCCAGGACATCGAAACGTCCGTTATCACCCTGCCAGCCCGGCACCTCAAGCGCTTCATGGAGGGGTGTCAGGAAGCCGACCGCACACACCGAGAGCTGGAGGCGGGCTTCCACCCACTGCTCGAAGCCGCCAGGGACGAAACCGCAGGGATGCGGGCACGACTGCTTCTCGCCCTCAACCACCCGCCCGGACCAGCACGTGACCAAGCCCTCCAAGCCCTTGCCGACCAGCTGACCCAACCCACCACCTCAAGCCCAACCAACCGAAAGGACCCACTGTGACCAAGCCCGCTCGCCGTTCCGAATCTTCCGCCAATGTCGCCCTCCTCCAGGAGGTGTGGCTCCTCGCCTTCAGCACTCCGGACAAGCCTCTCAACATCCCCTGCGGCACCAAGGAGGAGGCGTATAGGATGCGAATGGCACTTTACAACGCCGTCCGCAATGCCAAGAAGTACCCGGAGGACTACCCCGCCCTGTTTGAGGCGGTGGACAACTGCGAGGTGGTGGTCCGGTCAGACGACGATACCACCATCATCGTCCGGCGTAAGGCCCTCTCCCCCCGCATGATGGCGCTCCGGCAGATCCTGGTGGCCCGCGGCATCACGCTGCCGGAGGAGCAGGAGCTGGTGGCCGGGGAGAAGAGGGAAGTGCAGGCCTCCGTGGAACGGGTGATGGAGAGGCTGAAGGCCGATGCCCCTGCCGACTTGCCCTTCCCCCCACCTGTTCAGCCCGCCATCTCCAACCCCTTCTTCTCGCGGGACAAGCAGTAAACCCGCCGGGAAAGGAATTTTCGCAGAACATGCGGAAAGGGGTTGACAGGCTGGACTGAACTGCCGACAATCAACCCATGCCACCGAATCGCGGTGGCTACCATCCGGGCCTTGCCCACCACCCTTTCAGATTGGAATCATCATGCGTCACACTACCCGCTTCGCTCTCCTGGCCGCCATCGGTGCAGCCGCTCTCCGTACCGCCGCAGACGGCGAACACGGTCCTGACACCAGCGGCACGGCTGCTCCTGCCCCAGCCGGCAAGAAGGAACCCGTCATCAACGCTGTGAAGATGAAGGACGGCCGCGTGGTCGATTTCATCGGCAAGCGCCGCCTGTTGAAGGAATCCTCGGTCACTGCCGACGGCAAGGTGCAGACCCGCCTGGACTTCATCAACGGTGAAACCCGCACCTTCACCATCCCCGACAACCTGCTGCAGAAGTTCGCCGCCCACGGTGCCGAGCAGAAGCTGGGCGACGAAATCGCCGGCGTGGAAGACACGGAAGACGCAGTGCTGGCCGTGGACGAGCTGATCGACCGCCTGTACAACGGCGAGTGGGGCGTGGCGCGCGACAAGTCCGGTCTGGCAGGCGCTTCGATCCTCCTGCGTGCTCTGGTCGAATCTTCGGGCAAGACCCCCGACGAAATCAAGGCCTTCCTCAAGGACAAGACCACGGCGCAGAAGGCTGCTCTGCGCAGCAACCCGAAGATCCGCCCCATCGTCGAACGCCTGGAAGCCGAGAAGGCTGCCAAGTCGCAGAAGAAGGGTGCCGCGGTCGATACCGACGCTCTGCTGAGCGGCCTGGGTCTGTAAGCGGCTTCGGCCCCCAGACATTGGGGGTGCGTCCTGCAAGCGGTGTGTATGCGCGACACCCGCTTGCCCCCAAGGGTAGGCAACAGTGCCCGGACTTCTGAAGAGTAACCCCCCAGTTAGGATGGCTCCGCTGGGGGGTTTCTTACTTCCCACGGTTTACCACTTTCAGTCGGCACCTATCCGGCCGGATTAAACCCTATTAATCTGCCCCGATATTTCCCATAACTGCGTTGACACTCGACTGCGACCGCGGTATGATGGTGGGGTGAGCGGGCAATGTCAGCCTGCCACACCCATTCACCTTAGGAGCCATCCCCCATGACAAACCCCACACCTGCTGCCACACCGGCTGCCGACTCTCTCGCCTTCCTCGAAGACCTCCTCACCGAATCCGTGCAGATCGTCGCGGATCAGAAGGCCGCCAAGGCCCTGCAATCCCGCATCCGGAGCGGCCGGGCCAGCAAGCAGGAACAAGCCCGCGCGGTTGAAGTGGAGCTGAAGGCACAATGGCGCCCGGTCGCCAACTGCGAGATGTGGGACCAGACCCTCTGTGAGTGTGGCCACCAGCACGCCACCTTCACCCAGTACATGCTCGAATACGCGCCACTGCACTCAGGCGTCAGCCTCTCCCACCGCTGGGTCAAGATCGAGCCACAGGCCACTGTGGATGGCCTGCCGACCAAGGCCATCTTCAACACCCGTGACGTGTTCCACTGCTCCGAATGCAGCGGCCCGCCAGAAGGTGCCGAGGTCATCATCTGGACCAACTCGCAGCCAAGCATGGGCCGGGAATTTGAAGCCGAAGGCGACACCGACGCGCACGAAGGGACGTTCGAGCTGGGGGCCGGAGCAGACGCCGGCGCGGAAGAAGGGGCCGACGGGGAAGAAGAGGAGGGTGAAACCAGCCTGTCCACCCCTCCCAACCTGCCAGTCGAAGACGAGGATGCCCTGCTGTGATCCGCCTCTACCCTGCCGAAGCCTCCTACTACCCAGGCCATACCATCTACGGAATGGGCGTGCCGGATAGCTTCGGCGACATCCAACTCGTTCCCATCGCCCAGGTCATCTACCATGCCCACTCGAACCAGCACGACGATTCCCGGCTCAAGCTCCACCAAGACCCTCTGGCCTACCGCAGTCTGCGCATTCGCCCTGCTGCTGACCTGGGGGCTGGCGATGGACCAGGACTTCAAGGAGCAGCACCAGCCGCAAGCCGCCCCGCAGGAATCCCTGCCTGAATGCCGCAAGGCCCGTCACCACGACCAGTCGAAGGGACCGCCAACCTTCGGCAGCAAGTGCCATGCCCCACCGCGGCAGGCAGCTCCCCGCCCATTCCCCTTCAACCACCTCGCACTCGAAAGGAATCCCCATGCCAAGAGGCCGACAACCCAAGACCATCCCAACCGTTGAGCGCAAGATCCAGCTCCCCGAACACCTGGACGCTGAGCTTCAGCTCCTCCTCTACTCCGAAGTCGACGGCCGCGTACCGTACGGCGCGCTGACCAATCTGGTCGTGCCGCTGCTGGAAGAGTTCATGGAGCGGTATCGCGCGGCTGC